TCACCGCGATCACGCGCGAGACGATGGCCGCGATCCGCACGCTCATCGTGAGCAGCATCTCCGAGGGCATCCCGCCCCGAGAAGCCGCGCGCACGATCCGGAGCATGGTCGGGATGAACGCGCAGCAGGCCCGCGCTGCGGACAGCTACCGCCGCGAGCTGATCGACTCCGGGCTCGCCGCCGACCGCGTCGACACGCTGACGGATCGCTACGTCGCGAAGAAGATCCGGGAGCGGTCCGAGACGATTGCCAGGACAGAAATCATGAGCGCCTTGGGCGAAGGTGCCCGCGAGTCCTGGCGCGAGGCGAAGGCGGAAGGGCTCCTCGGCCCGGAAGCGAAAAAGGAATGGATCACGACGCCCGACGAGCGGCTGTGCCCGATCTGCGAGCCCCTGGATGGCGTGAAGGTGCTGCTGTCCGAGAAGTTCGACACCGAGGTGGGCGAGCTCGACGGCCCCCCGGCTCATCCTCGCTGCCGCTGCGCCGCAAGCGTTTTGCCTGAATGAGCGCCATCACTCCCCCGCTCGGTACCCGGCCGCGCCAAGCCCCGCGCCGTCACGGTGGCGGCCGCAAGGCGCTCCCGCCGACCGAGAAGCGCTCGATCCAGGTTGCGGCCTACGCGCTGCCTGACGAGGCCGCCATGATCCGCCAGGCGGCCGCTGCATCGGGGGAGACGATCAGCGATTACGTGCTGACGGCCGTCCTGCGACGGGCAGAGGCCGAGCAATCGGACTATACGAAACAAGGCTCGGAACAATCCGGGCCGTAGACTCAGGGGCGAAATGGCGAATGCTGCCGTTCCCTCACTGGAAGCCGTTCCCGAATCCCTGCGGTCGCTCTGCGAAAAGCAGGCCGATGGGACCTACGCGCTGCCGCTCGAGAAACTGGCCCCTTCGAAGGATCTCGCCGAAGCAAACGGCAAGATCATCGAGCTGCGCGACACGAACATCAAGCTCCTGAAGGGCATCGGCGCCGAGACGATCGACGCGGCCCTGACGCGCGTGGCCTCGTTCTCCGGGATCGACACGGCGAAGCTCGAGCGCCTCAAGGTCATCGACCCCGACCGCTACGCCGTGCTCGAGGCGAACGCGCTCAAGCTGAAGGGCAAGGGCGTGGACGACCCCGACGAGCTCGACGCGAAACTCAAGCTCATGCTCGACGCCGCGCTGGGCCCGGTCAAGGCCGAGCTCGCCACCGAGAAGACGGCCCGCGCCGAGGCGCAGGGACGCGCCGACAAGGCGCTGCTCCGCCAGGTCATCGGCGAGAAGTTCCAGAAGGCTGGCGGCAAGGTGTCCGCCCTCGACTTCATCGTCGACAAGGCCCCCTTCCGCGTGGCCGAGAACGCGATCAAGGCGCATGACGGCAAGTTCAGCGCGACGAAGCCGGGGAGCCCGCTCGAGGTCGACGAGTGGCTGTCGGGCGTCACGAAAGAGTACGACTTCGCGTTCGAGCCCAGCAAGGGCGGGGGCGCGAATCCGGGGAGCGGGAACGGCAACGGGGCAGGAGCCCCGCACGCCGGCCCGTTCCGCACGTCGTCAGGGGTCGAGGTGAAGACGGACGGCATCACGGTCCTGTCGTAACCGGTCGTGAGCGCTGCCGGGCCCGGTGGGCTGTGGCGGCGGACGTAGCAGGCGCTCTTCGCCCGGTGGGCGATCAGCAAGCCCCGGTGGGGCTGGTCTCAGCAGTCCCACACGCGCCGCGGTAAGGCGCACGGAGGCATCTCATGGCCGTGGTAGTCACGTCGGACCTTCTGAGCACCATCGCGAAAATGGGTCTCGCGACCCTGCGCGAGTCGATCCAGCTCGTCAAGCGGACGAATCGCGAGTACGAGCGGGACATCCTCGCCGCGTCCCCGGGCAGCACGGTCAACGTCATCGTGCCCGCCCCCGTCACCGCCGTCGCCGTGACCGCAGGCGGCGTGCACCCGAACGACACGCTCGCCGTCACGCCGACGAAGGTCCCGATCACCCTCGACAACTGGTTCCGGGCTGCGTTCGCGTTCGACGACAAGCAGATGAAGCAGGTTGACCGCGGCATCGTCCCGATGCAGATCCAGGAGGCGATCCGCGGGCTCGCGAACAAGATCGAGACGAACGTCTGGCTCAACTACAAGAAGTTTTACGGCTTCGCTGGTGTCGCCGGAACCACGCCGTTCGCGACCGGGGTCGACGAGTACCTCGACGCCGACAAGATCGCGAACGACCAGGTGATGCCCGGCGAGCAGCGGGCCCTGCTGTTCAACACGGCCGCGAACGCGAACTGGAAGCGGCTGCAGCGCAACTTCGACACGACGTTCGCGAACGTCGGCGTCGAGCCCGCGTGGACCCAGCACGTTCCGCTGCACACCGCCGGCACCGCCGTGGGCGCGACGACCGACGCCACCGGCTACGCGCTCGGCCTCAAGACGATCACGCTGGCTTCGGCCGGCACCGGCTCGGTCCTGATCGGCGACGTCATCACCTTCGCGGGTGACACGCAGACCTACGCCATCACCGCGGGCGATGCGTCCGTGGCCGGCGGCGGGACCCTGAGCTTCGAGCCGGGCCTCAAGGTGGCGATCGCCACGTCCACGACCGCGATCACGGTCAAGGGCGCCGGCTCGGCCTACCGCAGCAACCTGCTGATCCACCCCAACGCGATCGCGTTCGCGATGGCGCCGATGGCGGCAGGCGCGCTGGTCCCCGGGGCCGGCGCGACCGAGTCCACCGTCGTCGACCAGGACAGTGGCCTGGCGCTCAGGCTGACGTTCTTCCGCCAGTTCTATCAGGACGAGTGGAGCTTCGACGCCCTGTGGGGCTCGGCGGTCCCCCGTCCCGAGCTCGGCGTCCGCATCGCGGGCGAGGCCGTCTAGTAGGACCCGCCGGGGCGGGCTCGCCTCCGCCGCCCCGGCTCCTACATCCCAAAGGAACAGGAGAAGGGTCCATGAAGAACCTGAAGAAGATCACGGCGGCCCTCGCGGCCGTCGCGCTGGTCGCCGTGGTTGCTCACTCGCAAGGCGCCGGCGAAATCCGCGAACGGTACGTGGCCGGAATCATGCAGTACCTGAACGCAGCCGGCACCGTCATCTACTCGATCAATCCGAGCACCGGCGCGATCATCCGAACCGGCGTCACGAAGCAGATCGGCTATCACGCGAAGGTGGGGACTTCGGCGGGATGGGTGCTCGGCGCTGCGGACAACCTGCCATACGTCGCCACGGTGGCGGCATCGCAGTCCGCCGGGACGCTCGTCATCCCGATCGATGGCCTCAAGATCGGCGACACCATCACCGGGTTCCGGATCGTGGCGCAGGTCGAATCTGCCAGTGGTGCCGTGACGATCGACGCGGCATTGCGGGCGGTGACGAACGTCGCGGCCGAGCCGACAGACGCTGCCATCGGTACCGGTATGACTCAGGTCAGCGTCACCGCCGACACGGCGGTTTCGCAGGCGAAGACCGGGCTGACCGAGGTCGTGACGAGCGGGAAGAGCTACTACCTGCTCGTGACAGCAACGACCGCCGGCTCGACCGACGTGATCTTGCAGGCCTGCGAGCTCACGGTTACGCAGTCGTAGGGAGGGGCTCCCTCATGGCCTCAATCCCTACGAAGCGTGTCACGGTCCGGGCGACCGGGCACGTCTGCACCATCAACGCCTCGGACTTCAACCCGGACCTACACTCCGAGGCCATCGAACCAAAGCGCGTGCCGGCAGCCAGTCCGGAGCCGGCCGCGCCCACTCCTCCCGAGCCGGAGGCGTTTGACGAGACTCCAGGCTCCATCGCGACCGTCAACCAGGAAACCGCGCTCTCGCTGATCGAGCAGGCCGACACGCGGGCCGCCCTCGACGAGCTCGAGGAAGCCGAGCGGGCGAGCCTCAAGAACAGGGGCGGCCGGAAGGGTGTCCTCACGGCCATCAAGGATCGTCGCGCGGCGCTCCGGAAGGGATAGGCCAGTGCCACGAAACGTCAACCTCATCGCGACCAAGACGCTCGCTGCGGCTGAAACCATCATTGGTGACCCCGTCGCGATCCCGTTCGGTACGCGGCTGCTCTCGTTCGAGGTGAAGCTCGTGGTAGCGGGTGGCGGCACCTCGACGAAGGTCTACTTCCAAACGACCCTCGACGGTGGCGCGACTTGGATCGACATCGCGTGTCTGGCGTTCACAACCTCGACGAGCAGCAAGGTCTCGGCGGTCAAGGCAAATGTCGCCGTGACGCCGAACACCACGCCGACAGACGGCACCATGACGGACAACCAGATCTTGGACGGGCTCATCGGCGACCGCATCCGCGCGAGGGCCGCGGTGGTCGGCACCTACACCGAGGCCTCGAGCCTGACGGTCGTGGCGGTGGCGAACTAAGGGGCGCCCGACCTTGGCGAACCCGACCATCATCACGACGGCCGGCAGCGCAGCCGCCAACTCCTATTGCTCTCGAAGCGTGGCTGATCAGTTCCACCTCGAGCGCGTCCCTGTCGAGACGACATGGAAGGACGCCTCCGACACCCAGAAGGACACGGCCCTGATCTGGGCGACGCGGCTCCTCGATTTGCTCTACGAATGGGAGGGATACGTCATCACGGGGACGCAGGCGCTACTGTGGCCGCGGTCCGGGCTCGTCTACCGGAGCGGCTACGTGGTGCCGTCGACCATCATCCCGTTCGAGCTCCAACGCGCCACGGCCGAGTTCGCGCGGCAGCTCCTGGTGTCCGACCGCACGGCCGACAACGACCTTGCCACGCAGGGAATCAAGTCGCTCACGGCTGGGCCGATCTCGATCGAGTTCGACGGCTCAGCCGCGGCGGCATCCGTGACCGCCACCCCCGACATCGTGCGCGCCATGATCCCGTACGAGTGGGGGCGCGTGCGTGGCATGTCTGGGACCCGCGACCTGGTGAGGGCGTAGTGGTGAGCGGCTCGGTCCGGGACCTACTCGCCGCTGACGCCGGCCTCGAAGTCGTCTGCGATCTGCCGGAGTCGC